TGTTTGTGGTTGGGAAGTTTTCCTCGCGGAGCGAGAGGTACGGCGCGTACGCAGCGACAATGTTGCCCGACACGGACGACACGACTGGGGGCTGGGGATCACCACCTCTGTTGGGGAAGTGGGCAACGACGACAGAACCTCCATCCTCGAGAGTTGGTCCTGTGTAGTCGATCGTGAGACTACGGCTGACAGACCTGCCCATGGTGATGTTGCGGGCTGGGAGGGTGGCCCCCGAGGAGAGGGGGTTGGGTCCCGAGCCCGCAATGAGGGCGAGATTGGTGGAGCCTGCAGTGGGTTCAGTGGTGACAAAATGGTTGACTGAGATGATCCCGCCGCCGACTGGTGCGGTGGCGAAGTCGATTCCCTGCTTACCAACTGCGTAGATGCAGTGAGTGTTGTCACCTCCGAACGTGATGATGCAGACATCGAAGGGGTCTGTTCCGCCATCGTTGCGGGAGATGGTGCGCTCTTGCACGAATTGAGGATGAGCGGTGGGACGGGCGTCGTGCGTGGGGACATCGACGACCTTGTCTGCGTGGGCCGGGTCGAGGGCTCCAAGCAGCCAGGCAATGCCGTCCGCACTCGCGCCACGTTGCGCAAGTGCAGCCGCAAGGCCTCGCATGAATTTGAACTGCGATACATTGTCCGAGGTATTCATGATAATGAATGCGTTTTGGATAAAACACATCCCACAGTACAGAGTCGCTCCGTGCGTGCGACTGGTCTAGGTACATTCGGGCGGCACCCAGTCAGGGGTGCTCCCTACTCGGGACAGTGCGCGGCGTCCTAGTTGTACAATGGCTATGGTACAAGTATTAGGCTTACCAGCCGTTGTTTATTTAAAGACCCCAACTAGGTCTCAACCCCCCCCTGTAGAAAAGGGGGGGGAGGGCGCCCTGGTGCGTTAGCACCGGGGCCAGACACGAGTGGCGCGCTCTGCTGGGTCCAGCGCGTCCACTCTGTCCATGTGCGCCAAGGTCGCATCATCCACGACCCCGACGCCCACCAGCTTTGCATCGGCTTGCCAAAGCTGTTCCGCAGTCACTCCGTAGCGCGCAGCCATGTGTTCGGCTGTGAAGGTCGCTTGCGTGGGCGCGATCTTGTACTTCTCGGGCACAACTCCTCCGCCATGGCGCCACAGCGCGCCGTAGACGGGTAGGTGCCGGAGATAGTACAGAGCTCCGGAGATTGACTTCAACCGCTGCTGCATCTGTTTCGGTGGTGGTGGCTTGGTCGTCCAGTACAGACGATGCGCCAGACGACCCGGCTTGGGGCAGAACGTCGTGTCGCCTGCCTCACCAAACCAAATACCACTCACGACTGATGCGTGCCGCACATCTGCAAATGCAGCACCTTGCGGTTCCATGCCGAACGAGCGGAACGCTGCCATCAAGGCTGCGTGGTCCTGATCCTCCACATCGGTGGTGTACGCGAACAGTGAGTCGTCACCCGCTGCTATTAGTTCACCACCCCATAGGGGCAGACCTCGCGCCTCGCGAGATGCGTTCACGCTCGCCAGCGCCGAGCACCACACCATCATCAAGACGATGGTGTTGCCGAAGGTCGTGTCGTTGTGCCCGCTACTGACAGTGTACTGCAGCGCGTACCGAATCGCCTGATCTAGCTTGCGGTCAAGGTAGATCCCCTTCGTCATGCCAGCCCTTCCTTTGAACAAGGGCTGCGTCATGAGTGGGCGAAGACGCGGGTCAACCAGGTCGTAGAACCACAGCTTCTTGGCTATGGCCTCGCCCTGGACCGTGGCGTCGTACGCAGTCATGTCACACTCAAAGACGTGTGACGAGGCGTGTCGGTTCGCAAAATCCGCATAATCCTGTGCTGTCATCCCACACCCGAACCGCAAGTGCAACCAAGCGTTGCGCGTCGGAGTTCCCACGTCGACCTTGAAGCCGTCCCATGTGTTCGCGACGAGCACTGCTGCGTGCTGCATCGCGTCGACCATGGGGGCTGTCTTGATCTGATCGACTTCCAACGCGTACATCTGGATGAGGCGCGGCTTCACGCTCGCTTCGGGCCCATCAAAGCTGGGGTCACGGTCGAGTGAGTTGATCGGCCCAACTTCGACCTTGACCATCGCTTTGGTCTTGACGTTCCCCGGTTTCTCGTCTTCCTCCGTTTCGTGGAGTTTCGTTAGACGGGCGGCCTTGTTTTCCGGCCAGCGCTTAACCCACTCGTAGAAATCCACCGTGTAGTGGCCGACGAGCAGTAGCGCGAATGTTGCGAAGCCGGAGAGGAGTTTCGGGTTGTCAAGCAGGGGGCGGGAGGCGAGCGCGGGAGCTGACCCGATGCGCTGTTGAATCGCTTGTGCTGCGTTGCTGCTGCACTGCGAGAAAGCTGTGCAATAGCCGCTGGAAGGACCCAGCAGCAATGTAGCAGTTTTGCGGTCGACTGAACACGCACAACGCAGATTCGGGTCATACGCCGCAGCTAGGTCGTGCTGCGGGTGTTGCGACGGCGCATTGACTTTCCCTGCCATACACACCTGCTCTACGCGGTCCGCCGGAGGGCCAACGATCACTGCACGCGGTGTGGGGCCAATTCTGGTGACCTCCACTGCCGCCCCTTTTAGGGCGACTCGCGGTTTCGTGACGTCGACCGATCCGACCAGGTGCCTCGGTAGATGACCGGGCGCGAGCTTGGTGAGGTCGCCTGGACCGTCGAAGTAATGCCGCATGGTGCTGTGATACCCCTTGAGGGTGTGCGTGACTGCAGCTACTTCGGCGGGCGTCGCCAGGCGCCGCGACTTGCTCGCCTCGGCCAGTTTGGCTCTTAGGACGAGTGTCAGCAGCGACTGATCTCCAGCCGCTCCCAACGACATCGCACGCGCTACAGCCAGTGGGTTGTCCTGAGCTGTCATCAACCGTTCCACTACCACTGTCGCATCATCCGTGTACACGCTGCCGAGCGAGTACATGACCGTCGCCGGGGGTGGCGGCGGCTGGCCGAGTGAGTCAATCTCAGCTTCTGACACGACGCCCCCTGATCGAGACGTGCCGCTTGACGACGACGCCTCGCTGCCTGGGGGTGAAGGAAGGGCAGCG